ATTGTGGAGTTCCGTTCGGAACATTCGACGTTGCCGTATGAACGGTAGTTCCGTTTATGATGAAGTCGGCTCTGGTTCCAGCATCGTTGATCGAGATTTGCAGCTTGTACCAAGTGTTTGCCGCGACGGTGATCCCGGAATCGATCTGACCGAGGCCAATTCCTCCGGCCTTCGCCTCGCATGTCCATTTTCCGCTGTTGGCCGTATCGGTGTACTCAAACCAACATCCGTCGGTGACCGTCGTATCTAGAGAATCATAAAACCCGGCGCGGATCCAGAACGTTTGACCAGAACCCGAAAGCTGCGTGAGCTTGACGTATGTCGTGAACATCATGGATCCGGAACCGAACACGACGGCCGATGTGGTCGATGACCCGAGCGAGGATCTTCCGGCTGCGTTGGAACCGGTACTGAAGGTTGCGAGGCTTTGATAAGCGCCCGTACCAGTGCTTCCATACGAGACTGCTCCGGTGTTCAAGATGGATACCGTCAGGTTTCCAGACGCGTTGCACTCGCTCTCGATGATCGATAGCTTCGACGGGTTGTATTTCCAATCGATCGTCGCTGTCGAGTTCGCGCCACCATCGACAAGCGTCACGTGATTTCCTACGGCAAGCGTGCGCTCGTTGGTTAGCGTCGCGTTGCTCGAGATCGTGAGGTATGTCGCGTTCACCGGAGCGACGCCCGACGTTCCCGCCACGACGTTTCCACTGGCGTCGGTAGCTAGGAATCCGGCTGACAGCAATCCGGTCAGCTTCGCGCTCGGAGCGGTGAATGGGGCCAGCGTGGTGAGCTGGGTGGAATCGATGATGGTTCGAGCTGTTCCTGCCGATGATGTCGAGAAGTCAAGGAACTTGAACCCAAGTTCAGTCATCGACATAATGTATTTCGACGAACTGATTCCACTGGCATTCGTCGGTGTACCGATCAGGATGTCCTGACCGAAGATGTTCACGTCGTTTGCGTTGGTCGCCGACGTAATGACGTTGAACGACGTTCCTGAGAATGATCCGGATTGGAACGACGAAGAGCCTCCGGTGACCTGAAACGACCCTTCGACCTTCACGGAGTTGGTGAACTTCCACGGTCCGTATGCCTCGACTCCGGAAGCCTGCAACGGGGCTACGCCTTCGAGGTACTGCTTCAATCCGGAGAGTGTTTCTCCAACACTGAAAATGTCCGGGTCGTTGGTGAACGCGAATTCGGATGCGATCCCGATCGGAGTAGCGGATCCTCCAACGTTCGACGTGATCCACATGCGACCGGTTTTGGTGCAGGTGAGAATCTCTCCGATGGGGAATTCGTCCACTGGTGGAGTCGGCGACGCCACGCCGGTGAGCTGGTAGCGCCTCGGAACTACGGGTCCGGTCACGGTCATATGAATTCCTCCATGCTCTGGGAGAACTGCGCCTGCGTCTGCCGCTGTGCGACATCGGATCCAGACCGCGCTCCGATTGCGCTGGGCAGCATCGGATATCCCCGGTCAGCCATGTACTGGCGAATCCTCGGCGTCGGGTCTGGAAACGGAGGCAATGTCGTAGCGATGGATCCGACCGCGTACGTGTACTCGCCGTATCCCGGCCTCCCGCTTCCGAATCCAGCTGACGCATCGAAATCGCCGGCTGAAACCATGTGGCATGGCACGACTCCGAGAACGCCGTTTCCGTCCGACGTGTTGGTGGGAGCAGTGACCTCGCAGAGGATCACGGATCCCGAATCGTGCAGGAAGTAGAACGGACCGGAAGGAGCCGCACTTCCGTCCGGTTTGACGGACTCGACGAGGAATCTCGCGACCCCACCGACAACCCAGCACTTCTTGATCTTCGCAGCGATGATCTTCATGTTGCTGTCGAGGATCCAGACCCTGGTGCCGATCGCGATCGTCCTCGCGTCGACGAATCGAATCGGCGTGACGCCGGTGACCGGTGTGTCGAACTCGACGAGAGCAGCGTCGGACACCATCTGAAGAGCCGGAGACGCGTCGGTCGTGAATGGAGCGACGACTGCTGTGGCCGGCCTAGTCACGAACGTATTGTCGTGCAGCATCCATCGGAACTGCTGCGCATTCGCCAGATAGGTGTCGAGGCCGTACCAACCGCCGGCGACGTACGAGGCGGGATTTCTCGCCGCGTTGCTCCCTCCGAGGCAATGCATGCACACGATCGCGAACTTCGAGCTCACGAGGTAGTACGGCATCGGCCACGAGTTGAAGTAAACCGGCTTGTTGATAGCGAGTGACGAGTCGTTGTATGCCTCGTAGACGACACCGGAGAGACCATTCGAGTACGCGGACGTGCTGAACGTCCGCAGTCTCGTAGAGATCCCCTCGAGCGACCTCCGGTACCCGTACAGAGGTGAATTCGGATTCCACGAGATCGGACGTTTCGTCGCCACCGAACCGGATGATGGGTTCGTGAACGTGACGGTGTGGTCCTCGTACAACCAGAGGTCCTGCGTCGTCGGCTGATACGGGTATCCGATCACGCACATATCACGGACCCCATGTTCCCGCGATGACGCCGCCGGCCAGAGCCGCGTTTACCGTCACAGACAGGGCGTCGAGCGTGGCGATCTGCTGCTGCTGCGTGATCTCGCTCGCGACGTCTCCGGTGTTCGCTGCCGCAGTGACTCGACCGTACTGGTCGACTGTGATCGTCGCAGCTGTGAACGTGCCGGCGGGATTCGGGGACAGGATCTGGCCGGCTCCCTGTCCGACGATCACGTTCCTGACGAGCGGAGTGACGGTGATCTGGCTCATCGCGTGGCGTCCTCCTCGACGTCGAGCTCTCCGCGCAGGATGGTCTCGGTGTATCCCGAAAGCGTGTACTCCATGTCGTACACCAGATTCAACGGAGCCTCGAGCAGTGCCGTCGCGCCCGGCAGCATCGTCACCGCGATGGTGCTGTTGGTTCCACCGGTCACGACGATCCCGCTGCCTCCGGTCGCGAGGCTGATCACGGGCGACGCATCGGTGTACCGAGCACGGGCCATCATCCGAACCGTCGCTCCGGTGAGGTTGACGTTATTCAGAACCACGCTCAGCGAGAACGTATCTCCACGCCTGAGCTTGAGGTTGGTAGCGTCGGTGAACATGACCTACTCATCGGTCAAATGGGGGCGGACGGCGATCCTGACGGATGGGCTTCCGTACCGCTTCCGCGAGAGCTTCGTGACCACCAGGCAGTCGTCTCTCCACAGGCCGGCGGCCGTGCAGGCGTCCATGATCGCCTTCTCGTAATTATCCAAGTCCGGCTTCACCGTCGGCAGGTTTCGCCTTACCGATCGGGGCTTCTCGAGCACCACGTCAATCTCGACGTACAGGGGGCAGTCAAGGGGGGTGAATCCCGGTCCGAGGGCGTCCCTGACGCGGGCCGCCATCTCATCCTTGAAAACCCGGGACCCCCGGGGGGTGTACATCCTGACGTGCCCGCCAATGAAAGCGCCCCGCGCACGAGCCTGTGCGACGGGGCGTATCGGAGTTTCGATGACGATCAGACGGGCATCAGAGCCCGGTGCGCTGCCCACGTCATGCCCACGGCCATCCGGCTCCATGTGTTCAGCGGCCCCCGTCGATCCGCCTCGAGGTAGATCTCGAGGCTGCGCAGGTACTCTAGGGGCAGACGTCCGAGTTCGTCCAGCATGATCCGGTTGTCGCGACGCGCCTCTTCGTCCCACTTGCGCAATTGCTCGGATTTCTGCTCCCAATCGTCACGCCGGGGCGGGGTACGCCTGACGCGCTCCTCCTCGTAGGCGGCCATGATCTGCGGAATCCGAGGGGTCCAGTTGCTCGTGGTAGCCACAAGATTCCGCAGCGCCTGTTGCAGCGTGTCCTGATCGAGCGGAGACAAGACCTGCCGGTAGACGCCGGCTAGCTCGTCCGTGATCTCGGCCTTGGGGAACAGGCCCTTGAACAGCACCCTGGTATCGGTGAACGAGTCAGACATTTTTCGCTCTCCGATGGATTTCCGCCTCGATCTCGACCGACGTGGCGGCGTCGAGGAAGTTCGAGATGAACGCCTCCTTCAGGAAGAACGTCCGATCCTTGTACGTGGCGAACGTCCTCGCGTGGGGCATGACGTCCTCGGCCGTGACGCCGAAAACCTCCGGATCCCAGAACACGTTCGGACCGATCACGATGATCTGTCGCCCGGCGCGCGATCGCACCATCAAAGCCTTCGTCGCATTCATTGTGCCTCCCTTCAAGGCAGTGCGGGGGGCGGGCCGGGTGAACCCGCCCCCCGCGATCCTACTGACCCGATCGTGCGGGTCAGAATGGAAGATCGTCGAGCGTGTCCGCTGCCGCCGGCTTTGCCGGGGCCGGCTTCGGAGCCGGTGCCTGGGTGTTCTGTTCCGGGGTGAACGCGAGACTCATGAACGGGTCCCGCCCGTCCACGCGCTTGACCCAAGCGGCGATCTTCATCGGGACGCCGTTGATGAGCACCTTGCCGCTGTAGTCGGGGCTCTTGTCGCTCTTCTTGTCGTTCTTGTAGAGGGTTCCGCTGTTGTCTCGATCCTGAGCCATCACTGATCCTTCCTTTCATGCGCGCGGAGGATGCGGACGACCTGATCGTCCGAAATGTCCGCGAACGACTGGACGTCCTTCTGAAGTTCCGATGCGCACCGCGAAAGCACGGCATCGGTCCACTTGTCGCCCTTGACGGATGCGAGCCGACGGAGGTTCTCGCGGGCCTTCATCGACTCGTTGGGGTCGAGGACCACAGGTTTTGCCTTCGGACGAGGCTCGTGATCCCGGTCGTTCCGGCGGTCCATCGAACCCTCCTCCTCGCGGACGACGAGCAGCAGGTCTCGCAGGTAGTAGTTCAGCGATGAACTCAGCGCGCCGGCCAACGCCTTGTCGATCGGCTGACCGCCCTTCTCGACGAACAGCCACGGCGTGATGTCGACGCGGCTCTCGCCGGTCGATGGCATCGACAGCGTGAAATGGTTGGTGAGCATGCCGGCCTCGAGTTGGAGCTCGAACTTGGTCCGGGCGACCATCAGCCCGTTCGCATGCAGTGCGTCGCGGCATGCGCTGACCATCGCGTCGGCCGACACGTAGTTGTATTTCGAGAACTCGTTGCGCGAGTTCTTCGCCACGGCCGTGATCGCACACTGCGCCGAGTACAGCGCCATGCCGATGGACGCCTTCGGTTTTTCAGAAGTCTTCGATTCCGCCATTTGCATCGATTCCGTTCGCCCACTTGGGCAGGTTGATGAGGTGCGTCGAGGTGGTGTACCCGGGCCACGAGCCCGAGGCCACGCAGTCGACGTACGTCGAGAGCCAGTTGTTGACCTTGACACGGCCGGCGGCGACCGACTCCCGGGAGAGTTCGTAGACACCGATCGCGTACGGGGGGTTCTTCTCGATCGCGACGATGACGAAGCGGCGCATGCCCTCGCCGGCCGCATCCATCGCATCCGCGTAGAACGCGGCCTGTGTGTGGTAGCCGTACGTCAGGATCGACCGCTCGAATGCGCGCGGGCTGGCGTCGAGCGTCGTCTTCAGGTCGATGACCGTGCCGTCGCGGAGGACCGCGTCCATCTTCGCCTTGCGGGCGACGTTCCACGTGGAATCATGCCACCGATGGGCTTCCTCGACCCGCCCGGTCGCGATGGCGTCGAACACGAGTTCGGACGCGCACGGAGCCGCCGAGATCGCGTCCGACATCGCGCGGACGACCTGCATGTCGGATGCCGTCACGATCGTCTTGTCGCCGTTGGCGTCGGAGAATTCGCGCCATGCCGCCTTGCCGGCGGTCGTGCGCCGGTCGACGTCGGGGGCGACGGCGAACGCGGACGCGACGGTGTCGGGCTCGAGGATGAACGCATGGAACAGGCGTCCGAAATCGAGCGCATCCGAGCTCTGCCCCCCGTTCTCCGATAGATGCTTGAAATGCGCCGGACTCCTGTCGATCGCCTTGAGGCGGGAGTGCGATAGCGCGGGATTCGCGTGATACGATTGGGAGTCGAGCTGGACGATCATCTTGCAGCTATACTAGCAAGGTAGCGAGGGATTTCAAATGACTACGCGAGAATGGTGCAGGACGCTGGGGGAACGCCGCATTGCCGCAGGGATGACGCAGCAACGGCTTGCGGACCGGGCCGGCGTGTCTGTGAGCACGATCTCCGGAATTGAACGTGGAAACACCGTGCCATCCACGAGGGTTTCCACTGCGATCGAGATCGCGTTGGTTGCCTCGAGTACCAGGCCCCGGTGTACGGGCGGAGGTGCGCGTTTGGCGAGTGACGACATCCGGCGCATGTTCGACATGGCCGTCGTCACGGAGATTGACGCGAGCGACGTCGCGCTCTACGTCGTTTCTCCGGCCTGATCACATCCCGAAGCGGCGGCGCATCATGTCGGCCTGCATCGATGCCGGGTCCTGCATGCCCATGTCGCTCGGCTGCGAGGCCGGCTTCATGCGCTTCTTCGGACGCTTGGCAGCGGCCTTCGCCGCTCGCATACCTGCGGGAGTGTACGGGAACGACTTTTTTCCAACCTTGGGCATGACTGTGTCATCGGCAAGATCTGGCATCTAGAAAAAGACAGCGGGGCCACGGGCGAACCCGTGGCCCCGCCGATCGGAAGGGCTCGGATCAACGCTCCTGCGCGACGGCGCAGAAGTCGACGGTGAGGACCGTGCTGTTGGTGACCGCCTCGAACGAAGGCACGACGTGCTTCGCAGTGGTAGTACCCATGCCGGTGGCAATCGCCGTGGTGCCGATCTTCTTTCCGTTGAAGAAGAAGTCGGCGCTGGTGTCGTACAGAATGATGCCGAAATTGTGGTAGGTACCGGCGGTGACCGTCACCAGATCCTGAGTCCGGACGGCGGTGCCGGCGGAGTCCTTGGAGATGATGTCGATCTTGTTGTCGGTCTGGATCAGAAACCCTGCGCCGGTGCCGGCCGCAATGGCATTCGACGAGATGACCGCGGAGTTGGCCGCGACCTTCTGCGCGAAACCGAGGAAGTACTGGCCGGCGGTGACGATCTTCGCCCGAGCGAGGAAGTACACCGCGCTTGCGCCCGGATTGAACGCCTCGGTCTTGAGCTCGAGGTGGCATCCGCCGGTTCCGTTCGGCGTGAGCGTGACCTCTCCCGCGTAGGAATCGGCCGCAAGGGCAGTGGTTCCACCGCTGGCGACGTTCGTGCGAGCGTCCCATTCGGTGAGAGTGCGGAAGTCATCGATGATCCCGTGCGCGACAGACGGGTTGAGGAGAACTTCCGCGATCGGGATGTCGAACCCGGGGGTGTTCGGGGAGTTGTAGCTGGTGAGGATCTGCATGGTGTTGTTCTCCCTCCTATCAGGAGGCGAAGGTGGGCGCGCTCTTGGCGAGCAGGAACAGCCGGCGGCGGTTCGTGCAGCGGATGTTGAGAGTGCAGTCGATGAACGTGTTCATCACGGTGTGCTGGTTCGATGCGGTCTCCGGACCGGTCTCGCGCATGTACTCGCCCGAGAGGAACACGGGCTGGAACACGGACCAGTTGATGCCGTAGATCGGATCGCCGGTGGCGACGTCGAGGTAGGGCACGTAGGTCACGGGGACGCGACGGAACACGACCTGACCGTCCTTCGGCGCGATGTCGTTGCCGAGGTTGTCGTTCTGGGTCGTGAGGATCGTCTCGAGCTGGCCGAGCACGTTGTAGTTGGTGTAGTAGCCGTAGCGGTCGGCACCCGAGTACGACGGCTGGTTCATCGACGCGAGCGGCTTGAAGTTGGTCTTCACGGCCGCCTCGCGCCACTTCGTGATCAGGTCGTTCGCCGACACGTCGGTGTACTGCGCGGTGAAGTTGCGCCAGCGCGAGAACGCGGAGGTCGAGCTGTCGAGGCCGGCGACATCGGAGAACCCGGTCGGGTTCTGGCCGTTGAAGCCCTTGGTGGCGTTGTAGACCATCCAGTATCCGCAGCCGAACAGACGGTCGTCGTTCGGAGCGGTCGGGGCCTGCCAGAAGCGACGCTCCATGTGCTCCGCGAGGCCGAGCATGGCGTCGGCGCGGCGCACCTTGACGAGGTCGACGATGCGGCGGGGCTCGCGGTTCATCGCGATCTCGCGACGCTCGATGGCGTAGCTCGAGGTCACGTGACGCCACGGGATGTAGGCCGTCTGCATGACGTCCTGCACGTTGACGTTGTCGACGGCGTAGAGGCCGGTGTCACGGGCCGCACCGCTGAACTCGGTCATCAGGTTCCACTGAATGCCGTAGCCGCTGTCGAACGCCACCTTCTCGGTCGAGAGGAGGTTCGGGAGCGCGACGTGCTCCTGAAGGTCGGTCGCGATTTCGGTCCACTTGAGCTCGCCCAGATCGCGCTGGGTCGTCTTCACGAGATCGATCAGATCATCTGCCTGAAGGGTAGGCATTGGGTTTTCCTTGGTTTAGAGGAGGCCGCGCTTGCGCATCAGCTCCTCGACGGATCGGGTCGCCCGGTCAACCGGCGAGAGCGCGCTGCCCTCGCGTCCGGATGCACGGGACACAAACTGGCTCTGCCGGCGGGCGACCTTGTCGTCTGCCGGAGGATTCTTCTTTGCAGCGGGCGCAGCCGTGCCAGACGGCGGCTGCGTCCGTTCGCGCTCCTCCACGAGCTTGCGGAGCTTCGCGATCTCTCCAGTCAACTCGGCGATCCTCTTGCCGGCCACCTCGTCGAGGTATTCCGAGAGGTCCTCGTCATCGTTCGAGTCGTCGACCTTCTTGTTGCGCTTGGTCGCCGGCGCTTCGTCGGACTCTTCGTCGATTTCCTCCACTGCATCCTCGGCCTCGTCGACCGCGACGTCGTCTGCGGGAATGGCCTTGGCGGAGAGTGGGTCCTCGATGTCGAATCGCGATTTCGTTGGTTCAGTCATATCCGTCCCTGTCATGCATCCCGAGTACGCGCAGGGCACGGCGCCTCTGCGCTGCGTCGGTGAACACAGCCCTTCCGTCGGAGGTGAAGTCGAGGTTCACGCCGTTCCGGCGCATCATCTCGCTCATCTCGGGGATCTGGTCCGGGTGGCAACCAGCTCCCTCAGACAAGATCGGCCAACTAGCCTTGCCAGAAAAGCCACTCATCTCGGACGTCTTGTCACGCTCGAGGATCTCACCGTCGTCTCCGACGATCGAACCGTTCGCCCGACGCCTGCGCTCGAGCTCCGACATGGACATGACGATCACGACCGGCTTGCCGTCGGTCTGTCTGCGGAAGTGGTATTCAGGCATTCTGTGGCCTCGAAAGCATCGCACCCTGCTGGGGGGTGGCCCCGCCGCCGGCGAGGACCTGTGATAGCACGTTGTCCCGGGCCTCGCGGGTACCGCCGTTCGGAACGGACCGGCGGATGTACTCGCGGGTCGTGCGGTCGGGCATTCCCTGCTGCTCGGGGGCGCCCTGCGGTTCCTGCGGGGCAGGGGCGACCTTGACGAGGTCGTTGATCTCGGGCGTGTTGGTCAGCTCCGCGACCTGACGAACGAAAGCCTGCACGTCGAGCATCATTCCCTGCTGCGCCATGATGGGGGCGAGCGGAGCCAGGTACTGGGTGAAGGTCTGGGTCACGGTCTGGAGGCGCTGCGTGTTGCTCGCGTCCTGCATCGAGGTCGGACGGATGTCGAGCTCGAGTTCGAGGAACTTCGATTCCGGATCCCGGTCGCTCGGGCGGAAAACGACCGGAACCTCGATGTCGGTGCCGTCGATCGGCTTGGTCACCTGGTAATCGCGGACGGGGTCGGTCCACACGTACCACGCGACCGACTTGCAGACGGATCGGGCGAACCGGAGCATCGACGCCTGCATGTCCTGAATCTTCTGACTCGAGCTCGCCTTGAGCAGCTCCTCCTGACCGAGGGTCGGGGCCATGGTCGAGAGGCCGCCCATCGCGTCGAGGTTGCCGGCGAGGTAGCTGAACAGGTCTCGGATCTGGATTCCGAACGCGAGCGACGGCTGGTCGATGCCGCCGAACTTGGCCTCGCGCGTGGCCTCGGGACGGTCGACGCGCAGCACGTCGCCGTCATTCGCCTGCATGATTCGCGTCCCGTCCTCGTCCGCGCCCGATCCGACGAGGGTGACCGTCTTCTGCCGCTCCGCCTGCCGGCCGAGCTTGCGGAACACCCGGTTGACGAGGTCGCCGAGGTCGCGGAGGTTCGCGATCGGGGGCACAGGCATCAGGTTGTTCGAGATGGGCTGGAACGCGAGGCAGTGGTACGGGCCCTCCTCGGGGCCGGCCCACTCGACGACACGAACCGGATCGCCCTTGATGCCTCCGGTCTCGTCGGCGCAGAAGGTGAGCATCAGTCCGTCGATCGGAAGCCAGACGTCCCACATCTCGACCATGTCGTTCGCGAGTGCCTCGTCGCTCCATGCCGTCGTCGAGCCGAGCGACCATGCCTTGCGGTCTCCCTGCTCGTTGTACGGGGAGAGGATGCTCGGCTTGATGTCCTTGTTCTTGAACAGCCGGGAGTCCATCGCCTCCTCGTACGGCAGCACGTAGCGGTTGCCGACGAACAGCTGGGCATCCCACTTCCGGGCGGTCATGTCGAGCACGAGGTCGTCGATGTCGACGACGTCGATGAATGGGATGCCGGGGTCGTTCTTCCACCCGTTCGCGTCGGCGAGGGCGGACTCGGTGAGTCCGACCTTCACGACGCCCAACGAGAAGATGGCGTCGAACACGGCGCCCTGAAACGCGCTCTCCGCGTCGATCTCTCGAAGCACGTCGTTGACGGCGGCCTCGAGGGTCGCGGCCATCGGCTTGAACTCCCGACGCTTCGCGCTGATGGTGACGCCCGGCCGGCGAGCTGCGAGCTGCCGACGGTAGACCTGCACCGCGACCTCGAGCAGGTTCACCGGGTGCCGTTCGGCCTGCGCGTCCTGGTTGTAGTGGCCGCCGACGTACTGCTTGAGTGCGTCCATGCGCGACTCGCGGTACGGCCGCATGCGCAGCCGGCTCCACTCGACAGCCGTCCGCAACCGCGTCCACTTGATCGTGTTCACCATGAGTCCACCTTGCTCCGTTCTTCGGATCGTTTGCGCCTGTAGGCGAGCGTGCCGGGCATCGTCGACGCCTGCAACACCGCGCCGTCGAGCACGGGTGCCCCGGTTCCCGAGAGGGAGCAGAGTGCTCCGGCCGTCGCCCGGTCTCCGTGATTTCCCTTCGCGCCCGACGGATCCATCGTCGTGTTCGCCCTGACGTGGACGACTCCGCCCTGATCGTCGTAGACCAGCTCCCGCATCTCGTCGACCATCGGTCTCGAGCGCGGGATGAACTGACCGCTGTCGAGGCACTTCCGGAAATGGCCGTACAGGCGCACCTTCTCCTCGCGGTTCGGGAACCATCCGACGGACTGGGTCAGGGGCTTCCCGACGACGTCCCGGTTCGACCTGCGCCAGAGGTTCCGGTACCCCAGCTCGATGACGACGTCTCCGAACACGCGTCCGGGTCCGATGTGCTCCCAGCACATGATGGCCCCGAGCCCGTCGACTCCTCGGAACCAACGCGCGACCGCCACGGCGACTCTCGCGAAC